AAGAAATAACGGGTTTTATTCGCAAGAGCAGCAAGCAGAATTCCGAAGACTTGAACAAGAATAATATTTAACAATGGAGTTATATTATGCCACTTCCTAAAATCAAACACCCAATTTACGAATTCACTATCCCATCAACCAATAAAAAAGAACCTTTCCGTCCGTTCTTAGTCAAGGAAGAGAAGCTTCTGTTGATGGCTAAGGCATCGGAAGAATCAGGTGACATGCTCAGAGCAATCAAGCAGGTCGTAAACAACTGCGCTATCAACGATTCATTTGACGTTGACAAGCTGGCTATTTTCGATCTAGAGTATCTCTTCATTCAGCTGAGATCTGTGTCTGTCAATAACGTGGTAAAGGTTTCTTACCGAGACAACGAAGATCAAGAACTGTATAACTTTGAAATTGATCTGAAAGAAATCGAAGTCAAGTTTCCGGAGAAAGTTGAGAGGGTCGTAAAGATCACCGACGATATGGGAATTCAGATGCGTTATCCACCAGCATCTTTGTTTGATGACAAAGAGTTTTTGAAATCAGGTGAAGACGCTTTCTACGAATTGATCGTTCGTTGTATTGATAAGATCTACGATGGTGATGACATTTTCGATCCATCAGATTACACCAAGAAAGAAATCGAACAGTTTCTTGACGATGTTGGTGTTGACATCTTTCAAAAGATTCAAACATTCATGTCCAATGTTCCCAAGTTGTATTACAAAATTGAATACAAAAACAAGAATGGAAACAATAGGGTGATTGAGCTAACAACGCTCTCAGATTTTTTTACGTTGGATTGAACCATAATACTCTAGAGAATTACTACGTTTCCATATTCTCGCTGGTTCAACACCATAAATATTCTGTTGCAGATATTGAAAATCTTTATCCTTTCGAACGTGACATCTTTGTTGAAATGCTCCTGCAATATCTAAAAGAGCTTGAAGAGCACAGGAGAAAAAATGCCTAGATTTGCAACACCGGATCCGGATGACGACAATAGTTTCCCAAGACCTGCGCAGGATGAAGTGAGAGCGATCAATAACTCACCTAGAATTCCTGTGGGTACTTTTGGTTCATCTCAAACGCAGATGAACCCAGCAGTCGGTCTGGCTCAGGCTGAGATCGATGCTATGATAGCAAAAGATCAGATAGCAAAACAAAACGATCACTGGGCTAAAACATATTGGCGTCCGGCGATGGGTTGGCTGTATATGGCTATCTGCGCATTTGATTTTATAATATTTCCGCTTCTCTCTATTATCCTACCGATATTCAGAAATGTTGTTGGTGTGGATTTCCCATACACAACCTGGCAGCCTTTGACTTTGTCTAGTGGTGGTTTAATTCATATGTCATTCGGTGCTATTCTTGGTGTAGCTGCTTGGACACGCGGTCAAGAAAAGATTGCAGGTAGATCGTAATGGCAAAAAGAGCTCTACCTGCAGCAAATAGAGTAACATCAATTGCCAGTGGAGCTGCGCGTGCAGCAACGAGACTTGGGTCTGCTGCGTTCAATAAAATGTTTCCTACGCTTGGTAGGATTCTAAATAAAAGTTCTGGTTCTAAAACTGATAGAGAAGAGTACGATTCTAAAAGAACAAGAACATCGTTGAATGCTTCGTTCAGCAAAAACAACGATACATTCAATGCGATTATCGACGCGCAAAGTAAACAAAATCAATTATTAGAACAGATTCTGGCTGGACTGAAAAGATCATCTAATCCTCAGTCAACTTCATTATTGCCTGGGCTGTTGGGTGGTGGAGACAACGACGGACCGAATATTCCTGATCTACCTGGATTAGATAGACCAGAACGCCGTCAAAAACCATCAGCAAGAACTAGATCTCCTAGATCTCGCTGGTCTAGATTTATGAGATTTCTACGTAGAAGAGCGCCTGCGATATTCGCCAGAATAGGAGCTAGATTAGCTACGAGTGCGGGGTTAGCTACGGTTCCTATTGCTGGTTGGCTTGTCGCAGCAGTTACTATCGGTCTCGCTGTTTCGGACGTTTATGCTGTATATCAACTTTGGCAAGAGTTTAACTCTTTACCCGAAAACGAGCAAGACGACGATGAAGATGAAGAGCAAACTCCAGCACCACCTCCACCGAGCCCAGAAGAACTGACAACTGCTGAGCGCCAGCAAGAAGCTGCTAGAGAAAATCTTGGTGACACTAGTCAGATGGGTGATACGCAAAATGTCACTCCATCAGAACAACCTGTACTCGATGCGCAAAGACAACGTTCTGAGGAAAGAAGAGAGCAGGCTGGTCTTACGGAAAATCTAGAAGATCCCGAAAGACAAAGAATAATGGAAAGGCTAGCTCGAGCGAGAGAGTTAGCAAACAGACCAGGTCAAAATGGCGTTGCTGCGCGAAATTCTATTCCTAGAATAGAAGCAGAATTAGAAAGACACAACGCAAGAAATCCTATTTCTCAGGAAGACGCGTCTAGAATTCAACAACCATCGGCTCCAGTAACAGTAAATCAACCAGCAGCACCAACGACTCCGCCGGTTGTAGCAGCTCCACCTGCATCTGTAGCAGCTCCAGGATTATCTGAACCGTCAGCTACGCCAGCACCAGCAGCACCAGCTGCAACACCGGTAGCAGCAGAGCCACCAACCAAACCACCAGCTCCAGCTGCTCCAGCAACAACTGAACTACCAGCTGCGAAACCAGTAGTAGAGCCTCCACCTGCACCAGAGACAACATCTCAACCAGCTGCAGTGCCGGTAGTAACACAACCAATAACTCCAGCTGCCGAGCCAGCAGTAAAAGCCCCATCGACTGCAACTCCAGTAGTAACTCCACCTGTTACACCATCAGCTCCATCTGGTCCACGCGAAACACCACCAGAAATACAAACACAATATGAGACGGACGAAGAAAAAGCTCCAATGTTGGAACTTCAAATCTCAGCTGATAGAGAAACTGGCGAGCAAACATCTAGATGGAATGTATTAGAAAAAAATGCTGGCAAACCTTCGAAAAAAGATGAACTCCCTGAGTCATTCAATGCTATAAGACTTGAGGGTAACACTCTTATCTATGATTTTGATAAAATTCGTTACGAAGCGGGTCTTATCAAGTTTGAAGGCGAAGGTGCTACGTCAAAACCAGCTGCTTCTCCTGTAAATAGACCAAGCCCAGCCGGAGCTCCACCACCACCTCCGCCTCCCGCGAGCGTGAATAGAGCGCCACCTGCTGGTTCTTCTGGAACTGACGCAACTCCAATCAGCGCAGGTCCTGCGTCTGCAACTACTGGTGGCGGTAATGCAACTGGAACCGACACCGCTTCGATAAGTGCAGGTCCAGCTTCGGCTCCTACTGGTGGAGGAAACGCTACAGGTACTGACACTACACCAATCAGTGCAGGTCCAGCTTCTGCTCCTACAGGCGGAGGCAATGCGACTCGTGTAAATGCTCCTTCTGTAACATCAACCGGAGGAGCAACTCCATCATTCTCTGGTGGCGATCAGCAGGCTATGGAAATGATAAAGAGGCATGAAGGAAAAAGAAACGCTCCATACAGAGATAGTCTGGGATTATGGACAGTCGGTTACGGTCACCTGATAGGAGACGGTAGATCGCTACCAGCTGAATGGAACAGAACGTTCTCGGACCAAGAAATAGATGCCTTGTTTGCACAAGATTATGCGAAACACAAACAGGCTGCCGAGAGAATACCTGGTTTTGAAAAGGCAAACGACACAGGAAAAGCTGCTATCATCGATCTAACATTCAACATGGGTCCCGCATGGTTTAGAAGATTTCCGAACGCATCGGCTGCTTTGGCAAGAGGTGATTTTGAAACGTTCGCGAATGAAATGCAAAACTCTCTTTGGTTCCGACAGGTTGGTAGAAGAGGTCCAACGATCGTAGCTATGCTTAGAGCTGGTAGTAGTGGAGGAGCACAAACAGCTGCAACACAAACGCCAGCTGCACCTTCTTCAGGAGGTAGCGTTGCTCAGGCATCGACAGAAAGAGTTACAGCTGGTAGAGAACAAACTATGAGCTCGCAACGTATGGTTTCTAACTTCAATCAACAATCGACTCAGAGAGAACAAACAGGTAAGCCCTCGCAAACATCTGTTTCCCAGAACGTCGGCGAAATTCCTCTGAGAGTAAGAATGCTTTCTACATTCAATCAACTAGCGCAGGCGTCATAAAATGGCAAATACAAGTAATATGTCCTCGGAAACTGCAAGAAGAATGGCAATGGGTTTGTCTCCTTCTACCTTTAGAAGAGAAAGTGGCAAGGTTACAGAAAACGATATTCAAGAATTTCTCGCAGAGACCAGAGCTATGGTTTCAAAAAGAATGTCTGCCGACGAAGTCGAAGATTTTATGTACGATTTCGAAAAAAGAACACGTGCAGAAAATCCAATCAAACAACCTGTAAAGAAACCAAAAAGAGGTAGAAAAAAACTACCAACCAAACCAAAAATCGATTTGGGTGATTCGGTTGTTATTGTCGATAAAAACGAAAATGTTAGCACTGTTGTTCCTGCAGAAGCAAAACCTCAGGGAAACGTTCCGTTAGAGGCTAAGACGCAAGAACGTCAAAGCGATCGTCAAAGTTTCAAAGGAATGGCGAAAGCTGGAGCTCTGAATTTAGGTTCTGCAGCATTCAATAGAATGTTCCCAACTCTTGGTAAAGGTTTGGATGCTCTAAAAAGCAGATTAGAAAAACAAGAGAAAAACACAGCAGACAACAACACTGCGAACAAATCTTATTCGCGTCAAGTCGAACGTTCTTCGGTTTTCCTCAATACTATGTCGGAAAATCTGAATAAAACAAACGACATATTGCAGCAGATATTGGTTGTCGTAAACAGAAACGCAACGAATAATCAAACACCTGCTGCAGCTGGTGGTTTGGGAGGGATCCCAAACATAGATTTACCAGATGGAAACAGAGGTGGGTCGCAACAGAGAAGAACCCAAACCGTACCGGATACTTCTCCTCGCGCAAAACCTAGAATGAGTCTTGGTAGAGCAGGTATGTTTGGTGGAATTGCTGCAGGTGTAGCTGGTTTAGGAGCTTGGGCGTATAGTGCTTTCAGTGGTCGTGGAGAAGACAATGCACAACCAGAACCTCCGCAAGCTGCGCAACCAGTGCCACAGGCTGCACCACCAGCACCAAAACCAACTCCGCAGGCTACACCGTCAGTATCTCAGTCGCCACCTGCAGCTGCTCCCGGAACAACTCATGATATCACAACTGGAGCTCCGATTGGCGCACCAGCTGCTACTAGAGCACAAACGCCATCACCAGCAGCTACAGTAAATCCTGCAGAAGCAGCAAGAGCAAGAGAAGAAGCACTAAACGCAACAGCGCAACGTTATCAAGCTAGCGTTGAAGAAAAAGCTAGGGTTGGAAGGGAAAGAGCAGCACTAGAAGAAAGATATGGTCAGACTGATACCGAAAGAACTGTTCGCCCGGAACCTGGTTCGAATGTTCGTTTCAGCCCATATAAAGAAGCCGCATATTCGGATCCAGAAGCTCAGCGTCAACATTTAGAATTGCTTCGTCGCGAAAGTCAAGCTGAAATACAACGAAACGCATCTTTTCGCTCAGCTGCCAGAAACGTTGCAAGCACAAGAACTGGTGGTTTGCTTGGCGAAGATGCAGATGTAACTCCTCAAATGATTCAAGCATTGACTACGCGATATGGTTACACATCTGAACAACTTCAAAGATATGGTGGTGGTCCAACTCAAGAAAATTTTGTTAGAGTAGGTGGAATATATTATGCAGGTACGATAAGACGTCTTTTTGACGATGAATTGAAAAAAGATCTAGAGCGTAGAGCAGCAGCCGCACAAAACAACAACACCAGCGATGGGTCTGGAAGTGACGAAGAAACTGGCGGTTCTGGTGGAGATGCAACACCCGTTGAAACACCAGCTGTAGCTCCTACTCAGGATGTAACAACAGCAGCTCAACCGCAACAAGCGCAACGTGTTGCGGAAGCTCGAACATCAGAAAATGTAAATATTCAAACTTTTAGAGAAAAAGATCCGGAAGGATTTCAAGAGTTTACAGATTTCGTCCGTAATAGACAAAGAGAAATAGTAAGAGAAGAAATACAAAAATTACCTTCTAACATAGACCCTGTTTCTGCTTCAATGTATAGAACTTCAATTGAATCACAAGCTCGTAGTATTGCACAACAAGAAGCTATTGAAAGATTCAAAGACAGACTTGATGCCGCTGGCGCTAGAACTTCACAAACAAGTGTTAATGGTACACCAGTCGAAAGACCTGCTGCAGCTGCAACAGCGCCAGCTCCATCCACATCAAATGTTTCGACACCACCAAGTCCATTTACAGAACAAACAGCAACTCCTGAAGCTTCTGGTGCTGTAAATCCTATGTCCGATCCGAGTGGATTCAATGCACGTATTCTGAATGTTCGAGCCCAAGAGATATTATTCAAAGCTGATAAGTTTGAATATTCAGAAGGGTTTCAGTTAGCTACTGGTTCGCCAACTCCTACTCCTGGTCCTGCTGCCGGTGCTGAAGGACCTTCCTCCGCTGGCGGTACAACTCCTGGTCCTGCTCCAGCAGCGACTACAGGAGCGACTAGTGCAGCTCCAGCAGCAGGTGTACCTGGAGTTACACAAATCGGATCAGCCAATATCACTGGTCTTGATTTCGCAGCTGGCGTTGATCAAAGAATCAATCCTGGTATCGCAGATAAGACGAAAGAAATTCAATCTGCTTTCGGTAAGAAGCTAACCGTGACGAGCGGATTCAGAGACCCAGCTAGAAATGCCAGAGTCGGTGGTGCAGGTGGTTCAAAACATCTGACCGCTGATGCTGTCGATGTTCAGTTTCCTGGTAACCAACAGGAAACCATTGATCTTATCAAGGTGGCTTCCGAAAAAGGTGCTGGTGGTATCGGCGTATACAGACCTGGTTTCTTGCATATAGATACCGGAGCAAAACGCGTATGGGGTCCGGATTATAAAGCAACGAGCATACCTGATTGGGCTAAACCCGCTCTTGATGAACATATGGGTAAACCTGCCTCTAAAGCAGGAGGTGGAGCGGCTGCGGGTGGAGGGGAAACTGCAAGCCCAATGCCAGGCGGTCAGCAACAAGCCGCAGCTGGAGCAGCATCTCCTTCAGCGCCAGCGGCAACTCCGGAGCCTTCAATGCCTTCTTCCGGTGCGGCAATGTCTTCGGCTTCTGTTGCTGACGAAACAGCTTCTAGACCAAGCGCAGGACCAACAGCGCCACCACCTGATACAACCGCACCTATAACCGCAGCGCCACAGGGTCCGAGCCTACCAGGCATTGATCCTAATAACCCAGGACCGGTTGAACCTGCGGATGCTGGAATACGTTACTCAAGATTGTTCAACATCGCTGCATAAAAAAAGACGCCGAACAACTACTTTCGAAAAAGTAGCCGAACGGCGTCTTCCCCTGGCAGGACTCTAGAGTTTAGGTAGCGAGCTTCTTCAGCTTTGCAAAGAATGCCGTATCATCATCGTCATCATCGGATGTTGAAGGAGCAGCTGCTGTGCGCTCCTGCTTAGGAGCCTGCCAAGGCAGATCATCCTCGTCTTCAGCAGGCTTACGAGCTGCCGCTGCCGCACGAGCAGCCGAAGGAGCTACGCTCCCGTTATCATTCAGACCCAGAACCTTATTCAGCTTCGCCTTCAGTTCCTCATAGGTCTTGAAGTTAGAAGGAGCAAGGAAAGCCTGCAGCGAGTGTTCTTGCTTCCAGATTGACTCCATCTTATTGTCATCATCAAAGAGCGGTTCTGCCGAAGAGAATTCCGACTTATCGTAGTTGCGATAACCATCAACGTTACGAATCTTCAGCTTGAAGTTTGCACCAGTCCAAAGATCGAACGGGTTCATCGGCTTCTCATCCGCATACTGTGGATTCATAGCATCGTTAAGCTTGTCGTAGATCTTCTTACCAAACTTGAACAGGAAAACCTTACCGTTATTTTCAGGATTAGCCTGATCCTGAATGATGTAGACATTGGCAATATAATTCATCTTACGCTTCTGAGCACGAGCCTGTTTACGACTAGCGGACTCATCATCGCTGGACATATTCCAAAGAACGCTGTTCATCTCTGCAACAGGGTCGGTCTTACCGATAGTTGTCAGGCAGTTTTCGATATACCAGCTTCCGGTCGGACCCTTGAAGCCATGCTCGAACATCCGAATGAACGGAACTTCTTCCTCGCCAGGAGCGGGAAGGAAACGAATAACGGCATAACCGTTACCAGCCTTATCGACGTTAGGATACCAGAAGCGAGTGTCCTTACCGCCATCGTTTTGTTGATTCAGCTTTGCCAGTTCTGCTGTCAGCTTCTCGAGAGACTGACCGCCACGCTGCGCCTTGAGTTTTGCAAAATCCATATGTATTCTCCGTATGTTTTGTGTATTTGTATAATCGTATGTCTTGTGTAGGAGTTTCCTCCAACACTATTTATACTACGCCCTTTCGGCGAAAAAGTCAAGCACTATTTTGTTGACCTTTTCTTTATCGTAATTTACGAATGGCGTGTATTTCTTGATCAGCTGACCGATCTCTTGCCAGATGACATCTTCTTTTAGCTGTTTGTTCCAATACCTGTAACATCCTACAAGATCCGTTAGGATACAGGCTGTTTCGATATTGATTTCACCACCAAGATACAAAACCAAAAGATGACTTAACTGGCGATCTTCGATAGCAAAATTACGATCAAAAGGAAACTGCAGTTTGCTCAAATCTTTTTGTAACAGACAAGTCAAACTCTCTTTTCGTTTTAACCAATCCTGATAAGTTTTTTCTGCCCCATCGGAATATGCTATGTCGCGTATCCAAGTCTTTGGATACTTGACAAAATTAGCAAGCATGAAACCATGCGGGTCTCTATGCTTGGCAACCTTCTCGAAAAAGAATTTATCTTTGCGCTTACTGAAAGAATTTTCAGCATCTCCTCTAACCTTACCGTAGTATTTGAAATAATCATAAGAGGAGCTGTTGAAATGCCTACGTAGAGCCATGTAGTCTTGATAAACTTCTGACGGAGACATATTCAGATCGGCAGCTTTGCTGTCTTCTTAAGGATGTTGAGGTTTTCTGCTTCAATCTGAATCATAGACTTCATCATAGGATCCTTCTTGATTAGAGTTGCAGCAAACTCAACTTCGACGTTGTTGATGTCACACCAATGAACAACAGCGTCGATGTATTCCATGTTATTTTCATTACAAAGTTTTCTTACGTCTGAAGAGAATGTTAGACACTTGGCTGGGATTTCTTTATCTGATAATTCTAGCTCAATCATTTTCAATCCCATAGA